AGGTCGGTTGATGTGAGGAAACGACCGCCCCATAGGGATTTTTGAACCACTTGTGGTGATTCCTGTACGATCTCGCCTAGATCGCCAGACTTGCGGAAAGCGGTGTCTTGTTCTACAAGATCTACTCGCTTGCCAAACTCGTTAAAGTTATTCTTGATACCGTTAACATCTGATGTTACTGCATCAAGAGATTTTGTTACTGCTGTTACCTTCTCATTAAGAGATTTGATAGTTGCAGCAAGATCGCCAAAGGCATTAGTAAGAGAAGTATTAATTTCTGAAACTGCCTTGGCAACTTCTTCTTTAACATCTGCAATAGATTTTTCCACTACATTCTCTACTTCAACTGCTGCTTTTGCAGCAGAAGATTCTGCACCACCATCATCCGATTTAGCAACAGCAAGTTCTTCAACTACTGGTGCTTCTTCAGCGACTGCAGGAGTTTCTGCTGTTTCTGCAACAACCTCTGTTGTTACATCTGCTGCTACTTCTGCTGGCTGTGCCTCTGGAGCAATCTCTGCATTTTCAACTGCAGTTTCTACAACTGCTTCTGTTGATTCTGTCATTTGATTTACCTCCTTAGTAATCTTAATTGTATTAATGCCTTTAGCACTATCAACTAAGAATTTTATCATTTCTGCATTATCTTTATCATTCTTTTCTATAAAACCAATATTTTGCATTTTGTTTCCAGTTACTGGACTTGTTACTGAATCAGAATCTGAAACCATAACAATGCCGTTTTCTGAATCCCAAAATACGTTCTCAATTTCTGTTTTTGACAAATATCCATCTACTACGTTTTGTCCATTTACCTTTTCAATAGATAAAATATTTGCAAACTGGTTTGCTGGATTGTCTACAAGAGATAACTCATGCAGTTCATATGTTTTGATTACACGAATTGTTTTATCAATTTTTTCATCATAAGCATCATCCCAAGTCTTTATATTGCCACCAATTGAAAATCCAGTGTATGTTCCATCTAAAACTTTTTCCCAAGCATCTTGTGCACCTTTAGAAACATATGCAGATACGTAAACTCCACTATAAAACTTTTTGTCGTTTGGATCAAAATATTTGTCTTCTTTAAAAGAAACAATCTTTCCTACAGCACTTGGCTGGTGCATTTCACGAAGATTGCCACGGAAGTTTTTAAAAGCCTCTATACTAGATTCTGTTGTAACTATGTCGCCTTGGCGATCAACGTTATCAAGCGTAGCAAAGCCAGACACCATACGGCGTTCAACATCTACTTTTCCAATGGGCATTGAAAGGCGAACATTGTCACCTTTAGTTTCCCAATGAGCCTTGTTTATTAACATAACGTTATAATTATAGCACCGCTTTATATAGTTTTCTCAACTATTGAGACGATCTACCCTCACCCTGTGGATTACGACCAGCAATCGTAGTTGATGAATCAGAATTATTATTTGTTCTTTCCGAATCTCTTTGGCGAGTACCCGCTAAATTTGCTCTAGAATCAGTCGCTTGTCTTGGCGACATAACAAAAGGATCATCCCCATCTGCCCTTTGTGGCAAGTCTAATTTTTCACGAGCCTCATTAGGAGTCATAACCTGAGTCTTAACATAACGCTCAATAATCTGAGATTGAGCAATTTCATCAGTAAGGGTGAGTTCATTAAATTTAAGTTCAAGGATATCTGTTTTTTCTTTAATAATCTTATTAACTACTTTTTCAAGATGTTTTTGTGCTGGACGAGAGACCTGCTCCTTAAAAGTGCGATCTTGTGAAAGTGCTGCTGCAATGCCTGAATCAGCACCGCCAAGTTTAGAAATTGGAACCTGATGTGCAATTAAAATATCATCACGGTTTTGTTTACGATACTCTTTAAATGATCCATCCTGGATACCATTTTCAATTGGCTCCATTTTAAATTCAACTTTATTACCATCACTATCGCCAGGAAGTGGGATATATAGTGTTCTATGAGATTGGGCTTTTAGTCCAGTTTGTAAAAATCTAAACATTTTATCTTCAGCATCCCCCGATAACTTTGCACCCTTTAAAGTTACTACATATCTTGGAACTGCTTTATTTTCAAAGTAGTCAATATTATACTGAGACGCTAATTGATCTCCAATTAAAGATGGCATTGCTGCAACAATATCTGGAATACCATAAAATGTATTTAATGGAGAGTATTCTTTAAGATGAATAATTTCATTTGGTCTTGGGTCTGTCCCCATAGGGTTTTGATTTTTTGCCCCAAAGTTTCTAAAGTAAACTACCTTTTGACCAATAATCTGAATAAATCCATCACGTAGACGACGTACACGAACAGTAGTTGCTGGAATATGCCCAACATATCCGATATCACCAGCCACGGTTCTACCTACTTCAATAAATCCGTTTCCAGTTGCTTGAAGATCTGTATAAACCTTTTCCATAGTTTTTGTAAAACTATCGTCATCATTTAAACTTTCTAGCCAATCACGTAATTGAATTTTTGCTCTTTCTATACGATTACGAGCACGATCTACTGCTGCTTGATCTTCATTCATTTCAAACCTTAACATGGTTCTATCTGAAATATCAAAACGGTATCCAAGACCAACTACGTTTTCTACTTTAGCATCAATCGCAGCATGGTTGGCAAATGATGTGTCATAGAAGTTGGCTAATTCATACATGTTATATGGTGGAGTAATTACGTCAAATAATCCGTAACCGTTCCTGTATACCGTGCCAGGATTAATCTGCTTTGAACTTGCCTCTACCCCCGAAGGTGTAACATTTGCTGCATTTAAATATGCTTGGTTTGTTTCTGGGCTAATATATTTTGAAAGATTACGAGTTGTTCTACGACGAAAATTTTGGTCTAATCCAGAGTAGTCTTTTAAGTCTTCCCAACTTTTGTTAAAAGGGTCTTGATGCTTAAATGGATTTTCTTCTTTGTCCTGTGTATTAAGACCTACACGGATATATTCTTGCTCATCACTCATTTACAGCATCCTTTCCATACTTATCTAATGTTTGTTGTGCTGCATGCCAAGCACCTAAATCATTCATTGAAGGAATTAGTCCTTCTCTCATTCTTTCTTTTTGTTCAGAGTATTCTTCTTCACTAATTCTTGTAAGTCCAGGAACAAAAACTGCCTTGCCTTCACCGTCATCTCCATAATGCATGGCAGCCTTTCTCAGTTCTGCAATTTTAGATAGATCGCCACGGTCTGAAGGTATGTTTAAAATTGACCCAGTGTCGTCTGTAAACCACTTTCCATCAGACTTTTTGTATACGTAAAGCCCCCAGTCATAATGCTTATCTATTACCTTGCGACGAACATTTTGTACATACGGTTTACCAGTTTTTGGGTTAATTAATGATTCCATAACCACAAGTATATCAGATTATACTGGTGTAGCGACAGTGCTTGACCATTCTACCTCTGAGTATATTTTTAATTTTTCAGGCTGATAAATTAGCCCTTCGCCATCGTCAACTATAATTTTATTTGTCCCTATGTATGTTTTATAGATATCCAGCGGGTCAATTCCATAAAACTCAGATGAGCCTATAACCAACATGCCATCCCAAGTAAAGTTATTATTCCAGAATTGCCAATCAAGAGTTGTAAGGCCATCCGTTAAGACTTTATACCAAGGTCTAAAGGTTCTGCTTTCAACCTCTTGCAAACTATTTGCTTGATAATATGCAATATTATTAAATAGCGCTGGACCTGTAATATTTATATTTCCCAAATATGAATCACATACTAGGGATGTTAAAAAAGAAATGCCAATAGATGACCACTCTTTAAGAGATAAGACTGGTTCTCTTACGAGGTTGCCATTTAAATAAAAGGCAAGCCCATTATATTCAACTCCATTTTCATTTAAGACAAATACTCTTGCCCTATTCATAGTAGCGCTATTTGCCTGAATATAAAATTTTAGTGTACCATTTTTATGATTAATTTCAAATATTTCTGTTGCTGTCTCTGGGAAAGTGTCTTGGTCATATCTTAACCATAACTGCATAGCGCTTACCTTATAAGATGTTGCCAGTTCTTTATTAATTGGAAGAGAGAGCCCACGATTTTCTAAAACATTAAGTTCTCCACGCACCTCTATTCCAGACGTTTTGGTTAGATATAAATATGGTGTGCTTTCTTTGTATATGCTAAATGGATTTTTTGATTTATAGTCAAAGTATATTCCATTTTTCTTATAAGGAAACAGATCTACGCCAAATCTTGTTCCAATAGGATTAGATGAATTATCATTAAAGGCCTGAGACGCCAACTGTAATTTATTTAAAAATATTGGTTTAGTTAAAATACCACGACTGTTAAATTCAAGAGTATAAACAATAGCAAGACTATTAAAATCTTTTGTTTTAATAGGATAAATCAATGTGTTATTTAACACTTCAAATCTTGTGGTCTCCCAGTCTTCATAATCACCTATATCAATAACCTTGTACTGGTTTAGTGCTTGTTCATTTGCAAATTGTGTTGAAATGTTTGCACCTTCAGAGACATATTGAAAAGTAATATAACTTTTTATTTGTGCTCCAGTTGTATCGTAATAAAGTCCAGCATTTCCAGATTCTTCAATTATGTTTGTAGTAGTTGGATATCCTAAATTAAACTGTAAAAAGTCTAAATCATAATATTCATCACCATTTTTATTTTTTACAAATTGTCCAAAATAAGAAAGTGGCAAATAGTCTTGCCAACTTCCAGCAACGCCTATGTCTAAGAAGTATTTTTGATATGCTTCGGAAGGTAGAAGTGTGTAACTTGCTGTATGAGAAATCAATATTGAGCCATTGTCTAAAATAGCAATTCCATTTTCATCAAAATTATCTAATATTTTAGACAAATTTTTTGTATTACAAATACCAACAGAATAAATTTTTCCAGTAAAAGAATATTCTCCGAAGTTGTCTCCGCCTACATACATTTTTAAAGAATTTTGATTTCCAAAAAATGAACTAACATTTCCACCAAAATTATCAGAAATATCTCTTAAATTAAATCCTGTTGCAAAAATGGTATTTGCTGTTATTGGGTCTGACGTAAAAAGTAGTTCAGTATTTCCATTATAGGTTAAAGAATATTTAATTTCATCAGCATCTTTAATAATAGAAAAATAATTTCCAGTTATTGGATTATATATTTTAAATAATATTTCCTCAGAAGTTAAATCGTGGGAACTAAAAACACCATAGACCGCATCAGCCTGATTTGTTAAAACATTAAATTTATCAAAATTAATATAGGTATTTTTATCATTCCAGGTATTATTTGGTCTAAAAGATAAAAACCTGTTCTCAGTAAACGGACCAGATTCGTTCTCCTGTATTGACTGATTATCCTCATACAACTCTTCTAATGTTTTATCATCTAAAAATATTTCAGGTAGTGTATATTCTGGTGTTCTTAAACTTGTTGGCGTTGTTATTAAATTATCAAAACTTCCTTGATCCCACTTTGCAAAATCTGGATAATTATAGTTTGCCGTATAGTTGGCAAATGGATAATCTATGAATGCAGTTGTTCCACCATAGGCTGAGTTAATTCCTTCTGGGGATATAACTCCTTGTCCATATACCCATCTGCGTTTTGCTACTGTAACTGGAACCTGATAGGAATAAATTGCAACACAATCAATTTCAAAAGGATACACACTGGCGTTTGCATAAAACCCAAGCCAGTCTTGGCTATCTCCATTATTATCAAGTTCTTCTGGTAAAGAGAGAGCGGAAGTATCAAAAGATAAAGATAAAACTTCTTCTCCATTGATTAATAGTGATGCCGAATTTCTAATTAAACGAATATGAACTAGCATTGGCCTAAACCATTCACCAACAAAGTGAGAAGCAAATTGATTTCCAATAACTAGTGTTAAAAATCCGTCTTCAACATATAGCCCATCGTCTGATGCAATTGGTCCAAAAATTTTAAATGGTGTCAAAGTGTTTGCTGCTATCCTTGCCCAGAATTCAATCGTATAATCGTTATACTGTCCAGCCTTATTTAAAAATCCTTTGCCTGGAATTATTAAAGATGCATCTGAATATGGCTCTAGCCTTGTTGCCCCGCTTGCTCCATATACTAATGGAATTCCTGCATTTTTACATTTTAGTCCACCCTCTGTAATATAATATCCAGAATCTTCTGCAATACCGTATGCTTGGGCTTCTACTGCATCCAAACCACCATAAATACTTACTGTTGACGGAACCGTAGTTTCTGATATTCCATTTAAAGAATACGTATTAAACTCTTCGTTCCATTGACCTAAAGTAATACCATTAAAATAAAATTGATTTTCTGTTGTAAGTCCAGATCCTTCAAATATTTTTACTTTAAGAACAATTCTTAATTGTGCAGAAACATTTGGAATTTCAAAAGTTTCAGAAATAAATCCCCACTTTTGATAAAGGGTGCTTGTAAATGTTTTTAATTCTTGAACTATTTGAGATGTGCTTGGGTCTGTGTATTCATATCCGATAGAGACACTCTGCAAGAAAACGCTATTTGAATAAAAATATGAACCTATTGTAAAAGTTTCAAGGTCTTCAAGCGTATCAAAATTCAATATATTAGGGCTAATTATTGATGCTTCAAGAGTTTCAGTAAGTGGAACATCAATTTCAATTAATGTTAAAGCACTATTTGAAAATGGCTCTTTAAGAGATTCTGATTCCAACGTTGCTGTTGCATCTGATATAGTCCAAGAATCAGAGATGTCTCTTTGTGCTTCAGAAATTAAACTTTTATAGTCAAGAGCATCATCTAAGGCCCACAAAACTAGTGGGTGCTCAGAATATATTTTTTCTGCATACAAATTTGATGGGGTAGACATATTTCTCCTATCCCCTTATTATAGCAGGATGGAAACTAATATAATTTAATCTCACATGCATCTGTTGAACAGTATTTTTCAGACTCAGCATCAAGATTATCCTTGCCATCATAAATAGCAGACCAATCAATTTTGCCAATTTTGCCAACGTAAGAATTGTATTGTTCTCTTGTAATTTCTGTATACGGTTGCTGAGGATAAACCTTATCACCCATTGGCAAGAAAGATACAGCCTTTAGTTGCCCCTCATACATATTTAGTGCAGGAGCAATAAACTTCTTCTCTTCTTCCTTATTAAATGATAGAGTTACAGAAACACCGTTATCTGACCAGTACTTCTGAGCAGTTGCTGCCAAACCAATCTTTTCAAATAGGCTAACCTGCTTTTCAGAACGCTTATGTCCTGATGCTACTGGGAAATATACTACTGAGGTATTTGCTGATACTAGGTCATCTTCAATTTTATACCCCGCTGCTTTAAATAAATGCATCATAGGATCTGTGTTTCCAAATCTAATAGCACGAAGATAAAACTCTCCTCCAGGTCCCCAGTGAACTCCAGGGGTAGCACCAGAGAGAAGTGAAACAGATCCTGATGGCTTAACCGTTGTTACACGAACTGATTCACGAACACATAGCCACTCAGAATATGAATGATCGTATTTACGAATTGTGTTATATCCTTCGTCCATCCACTCACGAATAACTGGAAGACCATGTTGGTCAGCAAATGCAGCAATACCTGTAAGAGATGTACCAATACGACGATTACGCTGCATAATACCATTTGTCTGTTGCCAATGTGTTGGCATAAGAGTTACAGTCTTTCCATAAAGATAAGCAAACTTCAATGTCTTGAGGAAGTCCTCCTTGGATTCATGTCGGTTTAGATGAACTTCTACAAGAGTACAAAGTTCGTACGACTCCAATGGCTGCTCCGCACAAGGATTGAAGCCCATAATGCGAGTGTCCTTGTAATCAGGAGCATCTGCAAGACGGCCATAATCACGAGCAACATCAAGCCAGATAAATCCTGGCTCTCCATTGTCAGCAATTAAATCTACATAGTCTTCATACTTTGTTCCAACTTCAGCAGCGATTGAGTTATTACTCATCCATGCCCAGCCTGGTTTTTCTGGATCGTATGAATTTCTTTCTGGGAATACTTCTGGATTCTTAAGATTAATAAAACCTTCATCTTCTGGTTTACCCAAAGCAAGAGTAGCAGAACGACGAACATTTCCAGAAACAACGCATGTACCAATGAGATTAACAAGATCTACGATGGCACGGCTATCTAAGGCTTCTCCTGCTCTAGAACCAATTACATTACGAATACGTGTATGGAGATCAATAAGTGGTTGTGGACCGCTTGCAACGCCCCCAAAGCCCTTAATAGGGGCTCCTAGAGGACGGATAAGGTCATAGGTAAACTCTTGAACTGGTTGATTCTGACGTAAAAATGAATTAATCAAAAGACGAACAGATTCTACCCAACCTTCACGAGTATCTGGGATTTCGTATACTGAGGCTGGCTCTGTAGGGGCATAAATAGACATCTGCTTGTCTTGTCCAAGAGTATCAAACCCTACACCAATACCTAGCATCAATGCATCCATTACCCATGCAAATAGGGCTCCTGGGTCATTGCGATCAAGGTCACGAGTTGATACCATTGCACAGTTTTGAAGGGAAGCAGAGTTGCGCTTTTCCATAGTCATAGGAGTACCAAATGCCCAGAGACCACGACCTGGTGGAGTCCACTTTAATTCAAACATTCTTTGGAATGCTTCTTGAGCAGACTTCTGTGCCTTGTTGTCGTTCCATGGTAGGCGATTGTCTTTGGCATGGTTCTTCTGTACTGAATACATACCCTCAATTACACGACGGCAAACTTCATGCCAGCGTTCCTTAGTTCCATCTTCCTTAACACGAGAATATGTACGAATAAATGTAATTTCTCCTAATGAGTTAGACCCTGCATCTGAGAATCCAAATGGGGATGGAGTGTTATTATATTTATTTACAAATTCATCTGAAAGACGAAAAGAGAATACGGTTTCTGACATTTATTTACCTTTCATAGCAAAAATAAGTTGAGTACTTTGTAAATTCCAAAGTAGTGTTAAGTATATCATAGAATTAAAAAGAAAAACACGCTTGTTTAGAGCGTGTTAATCTTTAGTTTAGGGTTAGTGCTTTGTATTTTATAAAGTACTATGCACCAATTAGCATAAATTCGCTGAATGCCGCACCTTGTGCTGGAGTTGACCATTGTACACCAGAACCAGTTGATTGTAATACTTGACCACTTGTTCCTGTGCCACCACCTGCTGTTAATGAACCAGACAAGGTAGCATTTGATAGTGTTAGACCAGCAATTGTTGTTACTGTTGCCCCAGAAGCAATTGATGTTGATCCAAGTGTTGGAGCAGAATATCCTGCAACTGTTGCCCAAGAAAGAGTTCCAGCGCCATCATTTGTAAGATACTTACCTGAATTAGAGGTTTGTGATGGAAGAAGAGCAGTTGCTGCAGCCATTGCTGTAGTTTGTCCTGTACCACCGTTTGCTATTGCAATTGTTGTACCATTCCAAGTACCTGCTGAAATTGTTCCAAGGGTGGTAATACTGTCATCACCTGTATATGTGCCACCAGCAACTGCTGCTAAAGTTGAGTTATATGCTTGGATATCTGTGCCAATATTTGCACTAAATGTGGTTCCAGTTAATGTTAATCCTGTACCCGCTGTATATGTTCCAGCGCCAGAAAATTGTGTAAATGCGATTGCATCGGTACCAATTGTTGCAGGCTTATTTGTCTGTACCCAACCAGTTCCGCCGTTTACTGTACCTGAATATACAAAAACAAAATCTCCGCTATCTACTTCTGAAGCAGTGTCAAAGTCTGTTGCACGAGTAGGCTGTCCAGAAGCAGCAACAACATAAATACCATTTTCTGACTGTGTTGTTTGGTTCTTTACCAGGATTCTATTTCCTGTGGCAAGAGTAATTCCATCAAGGACATCTCCATTTTCAAGAGCACTTGACAAGGTGACATTTGCTGTTGTTGCAGCAACTACTGCTTCATGAATATGCAATCCTTCTGTTACTGCATCTACATATGCCTTTGTTGCTGCATCTGTTGAATTTGTTGGGGCTGGAACTGTAACTGTTCCTGTAAATGTTGGGGAAGCAAGTGGAGCCTTAGCATCTAGTTGTGTTTGAATTGCTGAAGTTACACCATTCAAATATCCAATTTCAGTATTAGAAACATCTGCAACAACTGCTTGCTTATTGTCTAACTGTGTTTGAATTGCAGAAGTTACTCCATTTAAGTAGCCAATTTCGGTATCAGAAACATCTGCTATACGAGCCTGAATTGCTGTAGTGTCTACTGCCAAGGTTATTGTATTAGCATTATCGTTATAAGTTTTTGTTATACCAGTTCCTGCTGTTAAAGCGGTATTAACTGCGTCTTGAGCCATTTCGTCAAGAGTTGTTGTAAGAACAACAGTGCCGTCAGCGTCTGGAATAGTAATTGTACGATCAGCAGTTGGATCTGTTACCTGAAGGATAGTCTCATAAGAGTCTGCGGTAGCGCCTTCAAAAACCACACCAGTTGTTGTAATAACGTTTATATTGGCATCAAGTGCTGCTACTCCATTTGCTGCATTTTTTGATGTCGCTAAAAGATAATCTTCAGCGCTAAATCCTGTATCAGTTGAGTCTAAAAAGTATGTTAAATCGTCCCAATGGTTTATACCATCACCGATTTTAAATTTGTTTGTATCCGATTCCCAACCTATTTCACCAGCATTTAGAATTGGATCTGATGCTGCCCATTGCGCTGCCGTACCTTTGCGCTGCTGCATTCTAGTTGCCATGTTACTCCTTTTATATAGTTATATTATAACAGATTATTAATTAAAATTATCTGTTGCTGTTCCGCCATCCCATGTAGACTCCCATGAGTTGGTGTTGTAAAACCCAGCACTTACAAGAACTCCTGGTTCATTGTATGCTCCACCGCTAACAAAAGTACTAACAATTAATCCATTACCATCAATTGAAGTATCATGAATGTGATCTTGAAGTTTTTCTGCATCTTCAAGAGTTGCAATTGCAACCCATTGACTATTGTAATAAACATGAACACGTTCTGTTAATGTATCAAACCATAAGTCTCCATTTTCTGGAGATACTGGCTCTGTTGTAGGAACTGTTGGAGAACCTACTGCAGAATCTACATACAGTTTTGTTGCTGCATGTGAATTTTGAGTAGGAGTGGCAACTGTGACTGTTGATCCAAAGATTCCGCCTTCGGCTACGTTAATGCCGTGCTTTACTCTGAAGTCTTTATTTACTGTTGCCACTTCCAACCTCTATTCTTTAATTATGCCTCAATATATGTCTTGCTTACCTTAACAACAGTATCTGCTGTAGTACCAGTAACCTGTAGAAGAACATTACCTCCGCTATATACAGCATTGGTTGTTCCAAGAACAGTGTTGCTAATTACATCTGCGTACTCTGTTAAGTAAACATTGTTTGCTCCATCTACAGTAACTAAAACTTCAATCACTTCAATGTCTCCCGCCTTCTTCATCTGAACAATATATTTTGCAGATGAATAAGTTGTTGTTGACCATGAATCAATTGTTGTTGCTGAGTCTGAAGCAGTTGCAGTAGCAGTTCCAAGAAGAGCATCTGTAAGAGTTACAGATCCCACTGTTACTCCACTAAATGTTGGGGTTGCTGTTGAATGAAGGTCTTGTGGACCAGACAGTGTGATTGCACCAGTTGATGCGCTTGCAGTAATTTGATTTGCTGTACCAGTGATTGAAAGCACACCAGTGTTTTCAATTGTGTCAGCATTTACTTGAATACCAGTTCCTGCACCAACATTAAATGTTGTTCCATCTAATGTTAATCCAGCGCCACCTATATATGTGCCAGCACCTGAGAACTGTGTGAATACAATTGCATCTGTTCCGATTGTTGCAGGCTTATTTGTCTGTACCCAGCCAGTTCCAGCGTTTGCTGTACCTGAGTATACGAATACGAAGTCACCAGAGTCTACCTCTGCTGCTGTGTCAAAATCTGCAGCACGAGTTGGCTGACCTGAAGCCTGTACTACGTAGATACCGTTTTCTGATTGAGTAGTCTGATTCTTAACAAGAATACGATTGCCAGTAGCAAGAGTAATTCCATCAAGCACATCGCCATTTTCAAGAGCAGTTGCTAGTGCTACGTTTGCAGTTGTTGCTGCAACTACAGATTCGTGAATGTGTAGCCCTTCTGCAACAGAATCAACATAACCCTTTGTAGCAGCATCTGCTGCATCTGTTGGTGTTCCAAGACCTGTAATCTTATAAGTGGCCATAGATACTGCGCCAGTTGGTGCGCCAACAGCGCTTAGTGCAAACTCAGATGGATCTACAGAAATTGCTCCTGAAGTATCGTCATAGTCAAGACCATTGCCTACAGCAAGACCTATAGCGTCTTGTGCTCTTTCATCTGTAAAATAAAGGTTTGTTGTGCCTTCACCAATATTGTCGGTTCCAAATGTTGCATTACCACCAAGAGAAATTGATGATCCATTGATTGTAATACTTGAATTTTCAAGTTTGTTATTAGCAATTGAACCTGCAAGCATTGCGTTTGTTACGGTTGCTGAATCGCCACTTGTAATAATTGTACCTGTAACATCGGGAATTGTAATTGTGCGATCTGCAGTTGGATTAGTTACTGTTAATGTAGTTTCATTTCCATCTTCTGACGAACCTTCAAAAACAACTGATGAATCTGAAAGATATAATCCTGAAACACTTGGTGAGGTAAGAGTCTTATTAGCAAGAGTCTCTGTACCTGATAATGTTGCAAAATCTGCATCGGTTAATGCAGTATTGAAATCAGCAATTGATCCTGTTACAGTGTTTCCACTAAGAGCAATTGACTTATTTGTTAATGTATCTGTTGTATCACGAAGAACTACAGTTCCAGTTGCATCTGGAAGTGTGATAGTTCTATCTGCGGTTGGATCAGTTACTTGAAGTGTTGTCTCGTGATCATTTGCGGTTGCACCTTCAAACGAAATGCTTGAATCAAAAACTCCAACTGCCTGTGGTGCTTTCCAAGCAATACCATTTGTTGCATTGGAGTCTGCAGTAAGAATATAGTTGTCTGTTCCTGCTGCAAGACGAGTTACTGCGTCTGGACCAGATGCTACTAGTAAATCACCTTTTGTGTCTACTAAGGCTTCTGTTAATATATCGTGGCCGTTTACAGTTGCGGTTGATCCCTCAACTACCAGCCCCGCTTTTACTCTAAAGTCTTTTGTTACGGTTGCCATCTTTTATCTCCTTGGTTAGGCCTTTAATCCCATACGCATATAGCGTAGAGTTATAGGTGTAATTCCCCCTACTGGAACTACAGTCAATGAAACTGTGTCTCCAGCCCTTGAAACAGAGATGGTGCCAATATTCCCATCATTTTCAATAGTTGCATATTCACTAACAGATACTCCTGATCCATCAACCAATATGTTCATTTCTGTAGAGTAGTACTTGTTTGCACCACCTGCTACATGCTTAATAGAGATCATATATTTCATTGATCGCCATTCACTTGCGGAAAAGTTATCAAAAATTGTTGAGTTCTCTATACCATTAATGGTTAACTCATTGTTGCCATCCGAACCAAGATCTGTAGATCTAGCAGAAGTACTATCAATTAAATCTATATAGTCTTCTTGTGTTGGGCGGTCGCCAGTCTGAAATTTGGTTTTAACGTTTGGAATTGATACCTTTGCCATGCCACTATTATATCATTATATGTTAAAGGATATAGTTATTGATTCCAATAATTTGAAGACCAATTCCAGGAACGTTTGCATATGCTGGACCAAGTCCAACAGTAGTAAACTTAACCCTAAAGGGCAAAACTTCATCAATTTTTACTGTTCTTGTTTTATAAATTATTTCAGATATTGGATAGCCAACAGATTTTATCTTTTTTGCTTTGTGGCTATCGGTATCAATTATGATAGCAGGTGCCATTATGACTCACTATTTGTTACGTCTTCAATAACTTTCATGGTACCTCTGGCTACCGTCCAAACACGACTTTCATCGCTTAATTCAATATCAAAAATATCACCAGTTTCTAATAACACAGACTCATTTGCTGTAAGAGAAACTGTAAACTCTCCAGCGCTGTCTATTTCTGTTGGTACTGGCTCAAGTTCAACAATAAGTTCCGCATCATCTGTAAAATCGCCAGGCTTTGTATTTGGACGTTTAATTTCCATTGCAATAGTCCAGTCTTCAATTACTAATGGATCTTTATTATCATCTGTAACATAAACACGAAATGAGGCGGTATCTCCACGAACAACTGTCCATAACACATTTGGTGGTGTCA